AACCCGACCGGGCAGGAATGGGCCGTAGTGTGCCCCGGTGCCCCTGTCCACGATGATATATTTGAACCCCTCCAGCTTGGGGACGGGGAAATAATGACCGCCAGTCGTCTCGGCCTTCATTACGTTCTCGACACGTCTCACGGACACCCTGTCGGTCTCGGGGTTATAGGGGGTTTGTTCGCTGGGTGGTTCGCCGATGTATTTGTATCGGCCCGCACCGTTGACGGATTTAGCAACTGCCGCCAGCCTATGCTCCTCAACTTGATCCAGGTCATAGCTTACATATATGGCCACTTCCTGGGCATCTGGGAGGCCGTTTGACCACTCAATATCAATTGGGGCATTAAGCGACGCCTCGGCCACTGATCGTGCCTGAATGGATGGGGTGGCCTGGTACTCTATTCCATCTCTGATATAGGCAAGCCTAAAATTGTAATTGAATGTGCCGGAGTGGTCAGAGCTTGCCGTATATGTTATTGGCCCCGTCCTCGGCGGCGGCTTGATGTAGTCAATATCAAACGTCACTGTTCCGTCAGAGGCGACCATCCTCTCAATGGTCATTGTCGGAGAGTCCTTGTGGGCCAGGACTACAACATTCCCGGACTGTGTGATTGAAGGCATCGCCCCCCTGGCAAACGGGACGGGCTCAAAATGAACCTCTGTGAGGCCACCCGAGGGGTCGTATTCGTAGATATAGATTAGCTTCTCGCCTATCTGAATCAGGTAACTTCCGCCGTCTCCAAAGTTTGCGGCAAAGAGCCTTGAGGACTTACCGAGTGCCCTTCGCCCATAGACGAGGCCTGGCCTGTTCGCAACCGCACCGAATTTCTCAACATAGAAGTTTTCGCATACCGATAGACCGTTTTGCCGCTTGGGGATGTTGACCATCGGGTAGATAAACGGAGAGATTATCCCACCCGAGAAATTTCGCTGGATTTTCTTGGCCATTAAGAGTTCCTAAAGTCATAGGCAGTTTCAACGCTCTCTGTTTCATTTTCGTTTGCGTCTATGGCCCCGGCTTCGGCCATAAAGTACGAATAGTTATCTCGAAGCCTCTTGTAATTGATCTTGTCCGAACCCCTACCGATCTGTGGAGCGCACATTATTGCGAGGAGGAACGAAACACCCATGGCGAACTCAAATTTGAAATGGATAGGATCAACGTCAAGGGACACATAGACGGCCCTGGCATCCTTAACGGAAGTCCTTATCACTTTCCCCTGGCCAATGCTCTCCATGGAGAATGGGTACTTGGTTATAGTATTCGGCTCAATGTCAGGCGGGAGGACTTTCCATAGCCTGGCGCAACCCTTCGGGTAGGCGTAGAGGTATCTCATCGGCCTTTTGTCATTGTCTTCGACCAATGCCAGGACAGAATCCTTTGTGGCAAATCCCCAAATCCTCTGGGCGAGGGATGAGGCGATCGCAGCGTCGATAAATGATTCCGTGGCCCTGGCCGCCTCCGAATCGTCCGTGAATGAGTTGAGAACTGATTGCCCAATGTGCGAAACGGCCCATTGAGCAATTTGGAGTTTGGAAATCAAAGAGACCTCCGATTATAGAACGTTGTCGTCCTCGCCGGACTCTTCGTCCTCGCCGGACTCTTCGTCCTCGCCGGACTCTTCGTCCTCCACGGGCTTGAACCAATCCGCTTCGAGGCCGTCCTCGACGTTAAAAACGTCCCCTTTCTTCTTATAGGAGTTGTTGATAAACCCCTCTTCTAAGGCCACTACCTTCATGCTATCACCTCATGCGTTTATAAGTCACGGGACAGGGGCTCTGCCTTCCCACCCCGTGACGTAAATGGGCCATGCCCTTTCGTTAAACTTCGTATCCGCTCTCAAAGTATTCGAGAGTTGCCCCACCTTCGACAATGGCAGCACTGTACAATGCGCCTGCTTTCGCAGCAGGAGTCGCCACCTTCAACCTCAAGAATCGATGATTGGGCCAGTTATAGCCGAACCGAGTCCTTGAGACGTGCCCTGCCTTTGGGGCATTGATGGTGAAGAGAGGCTGGACATCGGCAAAGTTTGCACCCTCCGTGTCCTTTCCCTGGAGCGTGACAACCGTATTGCCTGCGGCAAAATCAGCGTTCACCCCGAAAACCAAGTCCAGGGATTTACCCGGCCCAAGGTTCCTCTTCGTACCAAGGTCTATTTCTTCCGAGAACTGGTTGCCGTTAGCGGCAGCAGTCCTCTTCTTAGCAAATTCTAGCTCTTTATCGTAAGCCATCTAAACCTCCAAAAATATAGGCCGCCAAAAGACGGCCCGTATTTATTTTTTAAAACTAAACTACCCGGCCCTCGTTATTGGTNATCGAGTCGCAGATTCTAACAGGGAAGCCCCTGTAGGAATCAGTTGGGCGACTGTCTTGNTCGGCCTGGGTTCCACCTGAACGCTGGATGGCCGCAAACCTCTCTAGGTCAAGGGCCTCTTCGGCGGTTCGGTTCATGTAGAATCCACACTTACCCATTTTGGCCGCCATGGGAACCTTCTTGGTCGCCTGGATCATGAACTTCCTCAAGGTAGTTGCGGCGTTGTCGCCCTTCAACGTGGCCTTGGANAGGTTCGCAATCCGAACAANGCAGCGATAATCTTCNACCGCNANCCCGATGTTCCATTGGAACTTCTCGGAAGCGTAGTAGATTATCCTGTTGTCTGGGCCGATTGTGGATCGCTGGTTTCGCCCAAGCTCCGTTCGCTGGAGACCCATTTGTCCCTGGGCCCTGTCGTAGATTCCCGTGACTCGATTCACACCCCAGCAGATGAACCAAATGGAGGTGTTGTCTGCGGCGGTTCCGCCACCGTCAATCACCTGACCACCAGCACGTCCAGCCTTGGAGTTGAAACGAGTGGCAAGCCCGTCGTATTTTTCAATATCGTCGCCCCTGGTGGAGTAGAAGACATCTTTTTCAACTTGCTGCCCCATGGCCTCAAGGTGCAGTTGCCCGTACCTGGCCCTGGCCTCGTCTGCGCCTGCCCCGGCCAATTTCTTGAGGAAAAACTCATCAACGTCGCTCAGAGAGCCGTAGTCGGTGAATTTCTCTTCAAATTGGGCGAACGAACCCTTGGACGAGTGGAGTCCTCGGTTGATCCCCTCAATGCCGATTGACGGCAAAGAAGTTTGACCCGTAACGATATGCTTCCCAATGCAATTGGATTCCATGTGGGGCATATCCATCAATAATTGGTTCGACTGCGCCAAAAACGGCACAATGGATCGAACCCTATCTTCTCCGGCCCGGGTTTTGGCCCAGTCCATGAGAGTAAGTGCTTCGTTCATAATTCCCCCCTGTTTAAGGTTATGCTTTGCTGTATCCCTCTGTCATTTTGGGGATACCGCCCTCTTTGCTCGATCCCTTTGTTCCGGTCTCGAACTTATCATTGGCCAGTGCCTCGCCTACCGCCTTGAAGTATTTGCGGAGAGGCGGCCAGTTGTTGTAGCCCGACTTTTTCAGGCTATCGGCCAATTCCTTCGTCGCAAAGGCCTGAAATCCTCTGTTGCTCAGTTCACGATTCCTTGTATAGTTTTCGCCACCGAACTCCTTATCGGATTTAAGCTCTTTCTCGAAGTTTAACACACGTTGTTTATTTTCTGTCTCTTTTTTTTCAATTTCGGACGAAATTTCTTTTTCTTGTCTGGTCAGGGCCTCTTCGAGGAGGGATTTGACGGCCTTGGCGTCGTTTCCTTTGAGCCCTGCGTCTTTGACTACCTTTGTCAATTCGCCATGGTCTTCTTTTGAAAGTTGGCCGTCTTCGTCGAATTTAAAGACGGAATCGTCGGCCTTATCGTCTTTAGGGTCGTCCTTTTTCCCCTTGTCGTCATCGTCTAAGTCGAGGTCTTTATTTTTCTTGTCGTCCTTATCGTCCGCTGGTTTATCCTTTGGTTCGCCGTCCTTTGGTTCGTCCTTTGGTTCGTCCTTTGGTTCGTCCTTCGGTTCGTCCTTCGGTTCACCGTCCGTGGGTTTGGTGTCCGTATCAAGGGTAACGTCGTCTTTTGGTTCATCGCTCATTTTCCTATCCTTTTTGCTCGTTTAAATAGTTCGGTAATAAATTTTGAGTCAAACAATTGCTCATAGTCAAGACCTGATTCTGCGGCGGCCCTCTTTCGCCCCTCGTACTGCATCATGAGCCACACGTCTTCGCCGCATTGCCTGACCATTGATATGAGGGCCTGGGAGTAATCCCTCATCCCTGCCCTCCAGTGGATAATCGCACTTGAGGCCCAATTGGAGTCATCGGGGCATCCGAGTTGGATCATCTCCCAAATAACCATGCGCCCATCTTCGGTCGCCAATATATCTCTTAACGGCCCGTAGAAGCAGGCCCTGACGGATTCTCTCCGTTTCTCCATCTCCTCCTTGGCCTTCTTCTCCTCATCTGGATCGTAGTTATCCACCCGTTGCCTCCGCTAGCTGCCCAAGGGCGTTGTCGCTCTCGACTTTGGCCTGCCCTAAGTCCTTCATCGTTTGGGCCTGATTCATGGCCGCCTCTTGTTCCTGCTGGGCCTCCATTTGCTCCTGCTCCCTTGCTATCATCTCGTCGATCTCCTCCTGTGAGGACATGATCTTCGCAGGGACTCCCATGACTCGTGCGTACTCGTCTGCGGCCCTTTCTGCGTTGACTTTCCTCAAAACCCTGGGGTCGAGGTTGGCATAATTCCCGATGAATGACAAATATCTCTCAATCGGCTGGGCCCCTATCATCGCCTGGGCCTTGGCCATGGCGGACACATATCTGATTTTGATNGGCCTTCCCTGAATCGACTCAGGGGCCTCGGGGATGCGCCCTTGTCTGTTGGCATAGTTGAANACCATCGACATGAGNGGNTCNAGAACATCCGTGGAGATAATGTCATTGAACGGCCCAAGGATCATCATTTTTTCCCTTGTCTTGGCGTCAACTTCGGTGGCAGTCGCCCCTGACCGAACGGTGTCCAGTACGGCCATGAACAAGTCCTTCTTCATGGCCCTTCCAATCCTCATCGCAACCGTGTCTGTGACCATCTTGGAGTGTTCGATATTGTAGTTTACGTCAACGGCACGTTTCGCCCCGGGGGCGTTTCCCCTCAGGGCCGTAAAAATCTGCTCACCGGGGACAAATAAAGGGGCCTTGTTTCTGATTTTCTCATCGACCAGCATCGTTGGGTCAACTCCCTGGTCTGCGGCCCTCATGGTCTTGCGGTCGAAATACTGCAACTGCTTCACATCATCGATGCAAAGGTCGAAGGGGTGACGGGTTCCGTACACGTCCTCTCCAACCGTTCTCCACCTACCGACCAGGGTTCCAAATTCCTCCATCCCTGACCGCCTAAGAATCACCTCTTTTTCGTCGGCCTTGTTCTGCCCGGCCAAAAGAGTCTCGCTGCTCAGGCCAAGAGTGCCCTCGCCGTTAACGTAATAGACCGAGGCGTACTTCCGATAAACGGGGTTCTTGTGGCCCTCAATATAGTCGGGGTTTGGCAAAACAGCATGGGTCACGCTTGTTCGCTCCTGGAGTCTCCCATTCTCGTAGGCGGTTTTGATATAACCCGGGACACTACCCTCAACGACCCGGGCACCATCCTTCTTGCCAAACTTGTCAACTATCTGCTGCACCGTCATCGTGAAGTCCCTGAAAAGGGTGTTCACCCGCCCCCTGTGATCCTGGGCGACGTAGAACGTCCCCATCGTCAAAGAATGGAAATTTATCACCCGATCAAGGTCTTCTTCCGCATAGATGGCCGCAGTCCCAAAGCAGGAAATATCTTCGTAAAACGCAGGCGTCTTCTTGTAAAAATTCGATGCCAGCAATATCTCATGGCATATTTCCGTGACGGACTGATACCAAAGAGTCTCCTCCCTTGGCGCACCATCGGAGTCGTCAATGTCCCCAAGCTCTGCCCATCTCTCCCACGACGGAGTAATGGAGGCCTGCATCCCGGCGACCAATATCTCCAGGTCGAGAGTCGCCGTGGAGTTGACTATCTTGGTGTGCTGGCGATAGCCCTTCTCGGTATTCGACGTATCGAAACGCAATAACCGAGGGGCGGCATAGTCCGCAACATCCTGCCAAAACTTGTGGTATTCCGACCTCTCGCTCTCGAGGTCGTTCTTCATAATATAGAGCTTGTTTAGAATAGGCCTCAAGACATCCCCACGGGCAACCCATCTATGCCCATCATAGGCCCTTCCGTTCCGGCCCTACGCCCCCGTTTGCGTATCTGCTTCTTTCGCTTCCTCTCCGTATCCGACACCACGTCCATGCCACCCCTGCCCTGCCCCTGAATCCTCTTCATCTTCTCTTTCCGAAGGGGATTATTCTTATAGAAGTCCATGGCCGAAAGGCCCTTGGAGACGCCCATTATCCACCCAACATCACGTTATCGCCGCCAATCATGGGAGACCTGGCCGTTCCTGCCTTGGCCAACATATCGCCCCTCTTCCGAATCCTGTCCCGACGAGAACGNACCCGTGACCTCCTCGCCCGAGAAGTGGCCGCTTCATCCGCCGCCATCTGCGCCTGCTCATCCGCCGACTCTTGGGCCCTCTTTCGTGCCCTTCTCGACGTGTACATACTTGCCCCTGCACCGATAAGTGCCGACGCAATTAACGCCGTACCTGTTGCCACCGCCATTATCGCCCCCTCATCATCATCTAATCTACAGTAGTAGAAATTACCTGCCTCTTATCCAGTTCGTCTCTTTTCGATAAAAAGCATACTTACCCAAATGATGGTCTATTTTTGGCGTGGAATCAAGCGTTGTCATGATTATTTGATCCGCTTTTTTCTTGGTCTGGGCAATAAATGCATCTATTAGCAGCAATCCTCCCCCCTCTCGCCGCAATCCTTTTGTCACAAACCAAAACATTTCCTGACACACCGTGACGCTTCGGTCATACGGATAAGTGAAATATGTGCCGCCAATGACGCCCACGACCGAGCCCGAAAACTCCCACACAATAACAGGGTTCTCGCCCATAATCATTTCTCTCAAAAACGCCTTCGTGTCCTTATCCACCACGCCAAGGCCCTTGGCCGCATACTCCTTCGAGAATTGACGCAGCAGTTTCACTATCGATGGGATATCCTCGGTCGTCGCACGTCTTATCATCGTCCAAACTCCTTTTTTATGGGGTCGTATTCTGCCCGTTTCCGTTGCACGTTCTCCACCTTCTCCTCATGCCCCGGTGCCATCGGGGGAGGGACAAATGTGAGCGCAAGTGCGTCGGCCTTGTCAGGGCTCCTGTCAATACGCTTTCGTATATCATCTTTTGACTCAATTTGAAACTTGTCACCCTTCTTCGAGTATAGATACAGAACGGAGGACAATTCCTCCTTCAACTCAGGGTCATCGGGGAGGCATCCGCCCCTCAGCACCCAATTCGCCATCCTCCTCCACATCCATGCCCTCATGTTCAGAAAATGCCTGTCGTCGGGGGCCTCCTCTGACGACGCCACCTCGTACACATTGTACCCAAGCTCTATCAGCGCATCTGCCACGCCGATCCCGTACCCCCCGGTGCTATCTATCGCAATCACGTCCACATTGTGCCTGTCAATCAAGCGTATCGCTCTCGCCACAAGGGCCTCTGTCCTGCTCATCCCCATCTCGCTCAACTCTTTTATCTCCTGCCCCTTCCGAACGATAAATGCGTTCCCGTCCCCACCGAACCGAGCAAAGTCACATCCCAACACCACCTGCCCCACGCCCGTCGTGGCCCTTGACATGGCCTCCGTCACGTCCTCTTCCGTAAGCAGCGAGTGGAGGTCTTTGTCGGGGAATTGGCCAAGCACATACGCCATGACCCACGGGTCTTTGCGGCCCTTCTTCTCAATCTTCTCACGGGCCCAATTGATGTCCACCCTTATTGACCGATTGGGGTCGTCCGGGTCGCCGGTGATATTGATGATCTCCCAATTGGGGTCTTTGGAACATCGGTAGAGCATGGAGTGGCGTCTTAGCGTGTTCCCTGACGTGATTGCCCGTGCACAAATGATATTGGTCGTCGAGAGACCCTGCTCAAGCCTGTCCACCACCCCCGGCTTGATACCGCCGCTCTCATCGATGACGTAAAAGATATTCTCGCAGTGAAGGCCGCTCAGAACCTCGCCCTGGGAATCCTCGTCCGAATCCTTGGGAAAGCTCCTCGCCGAACACTCCCATGTCCCGGGACTGTCACGATGGTAAATCTTCGTGCCGGTGAACTCAAACAAGTCCGTCAGGATACTCGAGCTCGTGTAGAACCGCTTCGACTCCGCCCAAAGCCCCTTCTCGAGGTTGTCCTTGGTCATCGACAGGGCAGACCCCAACGGATGCTGGCCACGGAACTGGCACATCATCATCCACCACAGCACGGCACTGTCCACCCAACTCTTCCCGACCCCGGCACTCGCCGCCAACGCCAACCGCACCACTGGGTCAGGACGGGAAATAATACCAAGTGCCTTCTTCTGCCATGGTTCCCCTTCCTGCTTAAACAAGTCCTTCACGAACAGGTTGGCGTCCACCCTCCAACGGGGAATCTTCCGGGCCAGGTAGTCGTAGGAACGCTTACTTAGCTTCAGGGCGTTCTCTACCGGCCAGGGCAACAGAGAGATTGTTCAACGTGTCCTGGAGGTAATCGACCCTTCGCTCGGCAGCGTTCAGCCTTTGCCTGTAGCAACGAATCTTGTCGTAGGTCTCGCCAAGACTGGCCCTGTCTCTTCCGAGCCTCGCCCTGTAATCCATAACCTCCTCCACCAACTGCGCCTTCGTCTTCTTCTCCAGGGACTTTCGCCGATCCTCGTTCGACATTAACCCACCATTGTCACCCACCGTCTCAACGGGCGTCAATTTCTCACCGCTCATAGATACCTCCACGTTAATTTCGTTCATGTTACCTCCTATGTTATTGGCCTCCACGGCCATTTATTCTCCACCCAACTCCTCCACCAAGTCCTTGAAGTCAAGGCCGTCGGACGCCGAACTCGTCGCCGCCCGTGATAACCCCTCCACTCCACTCTTCTTGCCCAGGAAGTCGAGCATCTTCTGATGGTCATATAACTCTATTTTCACAATCTCGCCAAACTTTATCTCAACTTTCTTCACCGATAACTCCGCCCCTTCCGGCCACTTGTCACGAGGCAGGAATCCCCCCGGCCCCATGAAATCCGCTATCGTGTAGCTCAATGCCCTCCGAACCGCCCCATGAAGNACCTCCTCCCCNTGGCCACGGCGCAACTCCAATCCCTCTGCAAACCGCCCCGCATTTTCGGCCCGTTCGCAAAATGACCGCAGCTCCCCGTAGGCAACATTCAAATCCAACGCTATCGTCACCAAGTCAAGGCCCTTGGACAACTCCCGAACAACGTAGTCCATTATTGGCAAGTCACCCGTCTCGTCGCCGACCGTAATCGGCAGGTTACTCTCCACGGCCATCGCCTCCATCGGCATCCCCGAATACGACACCCAACGCCCCGTCAAGGGCCATATAAATGTGCATCATTTTGATAAACGACGGCATACTCATCCCGGCCTCAAGCCATGAAATCGTGCCCTGAGTAACCCCTGCCTTCCCGGCCAGCTTGGCCTGACTCAACCCCAACGCTTCACGCCTCTTGCGCACCTGCCGGCCAATCCGCCTCTTGTCCCCGACTAGGGCGATTATCTCCGTG